GGCAATTGTTGCCGAGGCAATCCAAACATTGCCGCTGACATTAACAATGCTAACCGTTCCTCTAATGATACTGGTCGCACTTACAGCATGAACAACGCCAATCCCTGTAGTATAAGCGGAACAATTGGTAGTATTGATTGTCGCGCCAATGTTAGTACTAGAACCTAAGTAGCCAGAAGTAGTAAACGAGCCTGACCCAAGTTGAACAATAGGTGTGCTCGTTCCATTCGTACTCACCCCGTTAAACATCACCGTAATCCGCTTCACCCAGCTCGGGATCCCAGTGAAGTCTTTGCTGGTGCCGCTGGTCGTTGCCTGAGCGGTGGCAAGTGTCATCCGCCCGCGATCAGCAAAGCTCAGGGTGCCGCTGCCGTTGGTGACCAGCGCCTGGTCGGCGGAACCGTTGCCAGTCGGAAGCACCAGTGTGTTCGACCCAGCCACCGCCGGAGCGTCGATCTCGGTGTAGCCGGAGGTGGAGCCTGCAAGTCTCAGTGTCATGGCTTCACTCGTAGAGGATGTTGATAGAACCGGCGTCGAACGCGTCGGTGCCGTTGGCGGTGGTGATCCTCACCCGATCGAGGGTGCCGGAGAGGGTCTTCGCGCCAGAAACGAAATACGTGGAGCCGCTACCTGCGACAGCTCCCATGCAGGACCAGACGCCACTGCCTGAGCTGATCTGCGCCAAGACGATCATCCCGCTGCCGGCCACTCCAGCGCTCCAGTTGGTGGTGTTGACCCCGATCAGGAATCCTGTGGTGTCAGAAACTGTCACCGCCGACGACACCACCACGCTGTTGATGCACGTGTAGCCGGTGGTTTGAATGCCGCCCGAGGTGCCAAGCCGCAGCACCGGGGGCGACGTGCCGTTCGTGCTGACGCCGCTCAGCATCACAGTGATGCGCTTAGCCCAGCTTGGAATGCCAGTGAAGTCGATGCTGGTGCCAGACGTGCTCGCCTGCGCCGTTGCCTGCACCAGGCCGACGTTGGCCGCAGTGCCATTCAACGACGCCTGCACTTGGCCCGCAGCAAACAGCAGCCCGGTGTCGGCATCGCTGCCGCTCAACGCAGGGGTGCCGGCTGATCCGTCCACTCCACTGATGCCTGTGCTGCCGTTGATGGTGATGGGCATGATCCTTTCGGGTTAGACGATCACCCAGGCTTGACCGCTGGGAACGGTCACGGTGACGCCCGCATTGATCGTAACGGGGCCAGCCGAGACGGCGTTTTTCGATGAGCTGATCGTGTACGAGGTCGTGACCACATTCCCGTTTTCTAGGAATACCGCGTCCGATCCGCCGCCCGTGGCCCCACCGCCCACAGCGCTCCACGCTGTGCCGTTGTAGCCCTCGAACTGGCCCAGCGTGGTGTTGAAGCGGATCATGCCCGAGCTGGGCGAGCCGGGCCGCTGCGCTGTGGTGCCGGCCGGCAGATCCAGATAGCCGGTGCCGCTCAGCGCTACATCGCCGCCGAACGTGGCGGTGCCGCTGAAGGTCGGGCTGGCCTGTGGCGCCAGACCCCAGCCAGTGCTGCCCAGCGTGCCGATCGTCACCCAGGCGCTGTTTGCTGCATTGCGCTGCTTCAAGAGCCCGGCGGTCGTGTCGCCCCACAGCTGGTAGGCGTAGGTCGTGCTGGGCGCCGATGCCCCGCTGTTGATGCTGACGATCGCTGCCAGCGCGTTGTTCAGGTCTTGGCGGAACGCAAGGCCTGACTGGTTGTCGAGAACGTAGTCGTGCTGGGCCATGGCGTCAGATCTGCCTCCCGAACCCGATGGCTGTGTAGGTGAACTGGCGGCTCACGGCGCTGCCGGCACTGTTCCTGAATGTTACTTGGAATCCCGTCCGCGTCACCGAAGCTATCGCGAAGTAGTCGCCGGTTGCCATGTTGAACCCTGTCACCCCGACGCTTGGTGCAGCATAGAAAGCATTTGCGAACGTGACTGTATAGGTGCCCGCACCGCTTGTCAGCGTCGCCGATTGCTCGGTGCGTTGCTGCAGCTCCATGTCCACACCGAGCTGCTCGATGATGATGTTCTGGCTCGGGTCGGTGCTGGTGGCCAGCGTCTTGAACTGGTAGCCGCGGCCGCGCACGATCGCGTTGCTGAACTCGCGCCATGCGCTCCAGGTCGGCGTTCCGCTCGGGTCGTCCTGCGTGGTGCGCACATAGGTGGCCGCGTTGACGCGATCGCCGCCGGTGCCATCGATCAGGTCCCACGTGTCGATGTCGTCGGTCTTGTCGTCCCAGAAATCGCCGGGAATGTAGGGGAGGGTGACCAGCCGCCGGCGCAGGTTGGTGTCGAAGACGCCAGGGAAGGCGTAGGTCGATCCGAACTCGTACTCGCCGGAGCTGAGCACGCCGCCCACGCTGTCGATCGACGGCAGGCCGTCCCAGTCGCCGTCGGTGGCCATGTCGTCTACATCCTCGCCGGTGCTCAAGATGATGCCGCTGGCGCCGCCTGCTTCCGCCAAGCTCGCCACGTAGAACATGTCGGTGTAGTTGCCGTTGAACGGCGGCGTCTCGGTCTCTTCGGCGTAGGTCTGCACCAGCAGCCGGGGCTGAGGCGTCGGCAGGTCTACGATCACGCTGGTGGCCGCCAGCGAGCGGTTGCCGCCATCGTCCTCGAACTTGACCAGATAGGTGCCCTCGAGCAGCGGCACCTGCTTCTGCGTCTGGCTGCCGGCAGCAGCCGCCACGATCTCCTGGCTCTCCTCCCACAGCGCGCCGCTCAGCGCGACGTTGTGGCGGATCAGCACCTTGCCGCCGAGCAGCACGTCGAGCTCGGCGCTGCGGTCCCAGCTCAGGATCGCGCTGGCGCCATCGATCGGGATCAGCGACAGCCCGGAGACTGCCGCCGGCGGTGCGGTCTTGCCGAAGGCCTGCACCGTCAAGGTGGCGGGCTGCACCGACTGCCGCAGACCTGCGTTCAGGCTGTAGACCTCGATCTCATACCGGCCCGCCGCGGTGTTAAGGATCTCGAAGTCGAGTCGGCTCTGGGTCGAGCTGGTCCAGTTGCCGTTCTCCGGCTTCCAGCGCACCCGGTACTGATTGACGCCCGGCGCTGCGGCCCAGCTGAGCACCAGCTTCGACAGTGCCCGGCCGTTGTTCTCGTAGAGCGCCTCGAGCGCCTGCAGGTTGGTAGGCGCCGGCGGGATCTCATTCAGGTTGGTGATGTCGCGCTGCTCAAGCTGCAGGTCGCGCTCGATGTAGCCGTACTTGCTGTCGTTGTAGGCCAGCGCACTGATGGCGTATTGGGCGCCCTCCTGCTCCTGCACGCTCAGCACGCGCCAGGTCGAAGTCTGGATGTCGGTGGTCTGGTAAATCCAGATGCTGTTTGCGTTGGGCGATGTGCTGAACGGCGCCGCCACGGTTAGCACGTTGCCGGCAATCGCGGTCACGGCGCGGCTCTGCACCGTGCCATCAGGCAGGATCACCGACACCTCTGAGGCTGCGCCAATCGTGAGGCCGGTGGCATCGTCCACCGTCACGGTCGTTGTCGTGGCGGAGCTGATGCGGCCGCCGCGGCGGGATCCGGCACGCATCGGGTCGCTGATCTCGATGATCTGGCCGGGCCGGACCACCACGCCGGCATCGATCGAAGCGGTGAAGCTCACCACCTCGTTTTCGTACCATTCGGAGTAGAGCAGCCACTCACCGAGGCGATGCGCCTGGCCGCGGGAGGTGCAGGCAAACGCCGAGATCTCGCGCGTCACCACGCCGTACTTGCTGATGGCCTCCTGGTCCTCCACCACCTCGTAGTCGATGTCGCGCTTGTCGATGTTCAGGTAGCTGACCACAGCCACGGTCGGCCGGGTCTTGAGGCTGCCGCCCTGATAGCTGAAGCCCTCCTCGGCGACGTTGGCGTAGGTGAAGAGGTAGGCCGGATCGGCGGGGCTGTCCTGGCTCACCGTGAGCGCGCCGGTGGACCAATAGGGCATGGCTCGGAAGATCGAGCACATGTCGTTGATCAGCTTGTAGGCGTCCTCCTGCGTCTGGATGTTGACGTTGGCCGAGAAGCGCGGCTCGGTGCCGCCGAAGCCGTTGGGCACCAGCGCCGAGGCGTAGGCCGAAGCCGCGTAAAACGCCCACTTGTCCAGCTGGCTGGCCTGGATGTGATCGCCAAATCCGTACCTGGTCGAAGTGAGGAGATCAAACAGCGCCCAAGCTGGGTCCGTCGTCCATTGCGCCGCGCCGAAACTGCCGTTCCAGATGCCGCTGTAGATCAGCCGCCCGGTGGTGCTGTCCACGGTGGCATTGCTGGGGATCGCCACCTTGATGCCGCGGATCAGGTAGCTGCGGCTCGGGATCGAGTTGAACTGCTCGGCATCAACGCGTAGCGCCACCAGCGCGCTGTTGGGATAGCGCAGCTTGGCGTAGGTGATCTCGGTGTAGCTCGACCAGCTGAAGGCGTTCTGGATCTTGGCGCTGCCGCTGTCGGCTGAGGTGCGCACCACGCGCAGATCGACCGGGAACGCGCCGCTGAGGTTGATCAGGTAGTCGCGCTGGAACTGGTCCCCGCTGCGGCCTGACACCGTGTCAGATACCACCGTGGTGTAGCCGCCGCCGTTGTACTGCACCTCGATCTGGAGGCTGAAGACTGAGCCGTTGATGTCGCCATTGCTGGCGAACTCCTGAAGCGCCGGCACTGTGATCGTGACGCGCGCGGCGTTGACGGTGCTTGATGTGATGCTGCGGACAATCGGCGTGCCGTTCTGCACCTGCACGCCGACCGGCTTCTCGTTTTCAATGTCGGCCGTGATCGGTATGTAGCTCTGGTTCTGCGTGCCGTTGCGCGTGGTGACCGTGACGTTCTGGAAGTTGTAGGAGCCGTCGGCGTTCTGCAGCGGCGTGTTGTCTACAAAGATCGACTTGTGGCCATCCTTCAGGCCCTCGATCTCGCCCTCGCTGATCAAGTCCAGCAGGTTGGCGTATTGGGTGCTGTTGAGGTTGTCGCCGGCCTCGGTCGGGGTGTAGGTCGTGCCGCCGCCGCCGCCCTTGCCGCCACCCCCACCGCCCCCACCGCCTGCTCCAGCGATGCCGAGGCCCAGGCCGGCATTGTGCACCCGGATTCCGCCGGCGATGAAGGTGTGGTGGCCCTCAACGGTGAGGTTGTAGACGGTGCCGGTGCACAGCTCGGCGCGGTCCACGATCGGCCGCAGGTGGCCGTTCTCGTCCACCAGGCAGTCGTCGGCGCCAAGCGTGCCGATCTCGACGAAGGCGTTGAACTGGTTGAGCACCCAGTGGTTTGGCGTGGCGTCCAGCACCGCGCCGCCCCACAGCCGGTAGCGCACAACGAGCTCGCCGTCGTGGACGTGGACCTTGAGAACCGTGGCCTGATGCAGCTGGCCCTG